ATTGGTACTGCCGTCATAGTTCAGGGCAGTCCCGCCGATGCGTCCAACCATAGGGACGGAAATGAAGTTGCCGCCAGTCTGCTCACTCAGCAGAGAGCGGAGGTCGTTGCGCGTCCGAAGAACGCCAGCTTTCAGAAGCGCGTCCTGTTTTACGCGGGGAACGGTGTCGAGATACTTGGAAAATACCTCAGAATTGAAATTCTTGGAGTCAAAAACGCCCATGTTTTACCTCTTTCATTTTGTCTTGAGCCATTCTGCAACTACACTCGCGTTCGGATGTGCATTTGCATAGGCCATTTTTTCAGCAAGCGACATCTTTTCAAATTTAGTGCCGTTTACTCTGTCCATAGGAGCAGTGAATTTCGCTCTCGCGCCCTCAAGCTCCTCTTCTTCCTCGTCAACAAAAGCGCCTTTGTCAGCGGCCTTGATTTGTTCGATAGCGTCATTCAAACCAAGAATCTTGCCCTCGCTCATGGTCAGGCCCTTTTTCTTGATTTCCGCCATAACGGATTTCTTAGCCGCCTCAGACGTGAATTTGTACTTGCCGATACCCTCAGTCAGAGCGTCGTTGAAATCCCGCTCCTGAATCTTTCTCTGATACTCTTTCTCAGTGTCTTCGGCTTTCTGTTTCCAGTCTGCAAGGTCTTTTTTGATTTTCTCAAGGTCAACGCCCTCAAACCCTTTCAAGGTCGTTTCAGCCGTTTCAGCCCTTGATTTGTACCCGTCTCTTTCTTCCTCGGCCTTGGTGAGTCTCTTGTTAAACTCAGCAACGGTCTTATAGTTTTCGGAAACGGCTTTTTCGAAATCGGCCTGTTTGTCTTCGGGGACTTCCAAGCCCATCTCTTTCAGGATTTCGCTGATGTTTTTCATGATTCATCCTCCAACATGATATTTTAACTGGTCTGTCCCCAGTATGGATTAAGCTGGATAAACCTCCAGCGGGGTAATATGCCTTTGATGGTAATGGCGGTTGTAAAATAGAACGCTTTCGTTTCCAATCGCGTTCCGCAGACTGAGCCGCCGCAGTTTGTGCAATGGTTAGATATGCTGGGATAATTGGCGTTTATGTTTTCGTTTCACCGTAGACAAGCGGTGTTTTCGGGCAAAAGGAATTGGGGTAATTCGGCGAGTACCCAAGGAGTTCCATCTTGCTCACATCCTGCGAGTCAACGCCGATATACGCCAGTTCCGTTTTCCCGTGACCACAACAGCACCCCGTTGTGCGGATTCCGTTTTCCCATAAACCCTTGACTTCGGGCAAAAGGCATCTGTCTATTGCGACAGTTTTGCGTCCCCCGTCCGCAAGTTGCCAAGGCAAGTCAACAAAATCAGCGCAGGAAAATGAGCCGAATTGCACATCACAGCATTTCATCGGTTGCTCCTTGTGGTCTATGCAAGTTTTATCGTCAGCACTCCGTTGGAGTAGGTCGATGTGAGTCCAGTTCCCGCAACGATTTTGGTGTAACTCTCTCTCACGGTCACGCTCCACACGCCAGTGTTTTTAAGCGTATATACATAAACTTGGTCGCCTTGCTGTGACGCGCTGTGAGAGCTTACACTCCTGTAATACTGGAATTCAACGTTTGTCGGCGGCTCTGCGTTGACGTATGCCATGAACGCCAGCCGCGTCTGATTGCCAGTTGACGGGTCGGTTGCTGATGACGCACGGCAGTAAACAACCTTGTTTGCGCTGTACGCCGTTAGAAAATCATTCCACGTCGAATGTCCATACGAAAGAATGGTCATCCCCGTGATGAATCCTGAGTCGTTCGTCAGGTCAGACGTCTTGGACGGGATTGACGTCGAATCAGGGAGAGCGCCAACCTCTGACGCAGTGTAGGTTGGCTTGTCGGACGCCTTGGCCCACGACGGAACAGTTGGGTCTGACTCTGATGTAAGGTACTCAGTCGCCAGTTTTGCGGCGAATTCCTGTTCTGTGCCAGTGTACCCGCCGTCAACAGCATACTGATAAGCGCTCTTGCCGTCAGTGCCGTTTGTCCCGTTTGTCCCATCGGATACAGTCGCCGTGGTCGTCCCTATCGCGTCCGTGATGGTGATGGTCGCGGTGCTTCCCGATTTGCTGACGTTCGCCACTGGGCTGACGCCATCCGTTCCATTAGTGCCGTTCGTGCCGTCATGCCCGTCAGCGCCATCTTTCCCGTCCGTAACAGTTGCGGTCGTCGTGCCGTTCACATCGGTAATCGTGATGGTTGCCGTGTTGCCTGACTTCGCAACAGACGCAACAGGGCTTACCCCGTCGCTTCCGTCCTTGCCGTCTGCTCCATCTTTTCCGTCTTTGCCATCCGTTCCGTCTGTGACGGTCGCTGTCGTCGTTCCGTTTGAATCGGTTATTGTGATGGTCGCTGTGTCGCCTGATTTGCTGACATTTGCTATAGGGCTTATTCCATCAGCCCCGTCTTTCCCGTCAGCGCCGTCTTTCCCGTCAGCGCCGTCTTTTCCGTCAGCGCCATCCTTGCCGTCAGCGCCGTCTTTGCCGTCAATTCCGTCCCTACCGTCAGCGCCGTCCATCACGTCGAACGTGGATGTTCCAACGGCGTCGGTGATGGAAACCTCATGGCCTCCAGCGGTTTCGGATACCGCTACAATCGGGGAGAAACCGTCGTCCCCCTTTGGGCCTTGCGGCCCGATAACAGGCACTTCTCTGTATTCGCCGACGCCTATGTTGACGTCGCTTGTTTGGTCGTCAACGCTTACGTTGAAGCTCTCATTGTCGGAAAAAGTGATATCAAACGGCACTTATCACACCGTCCTTTAGAATCCTCTCAGCCGTTGTCGTGACGATGTTCGACGCGTCCGCGTCCCCTGTTGGGAACACATAGCGGATTTGTATGTTCACATTCCCGTCCCTGAATTTCAGAGTGTCTTGCTGGGTAAGCTCGACGGTAATCGTGTAATTTCCAGTCGTCCCAGCAAAGGTCAGGTCAGAACCCGTCTTTTCGACGATAACCCTTTTATGCTGTTCGTAAGATACAAAAACGGTCGCCTGAGACAAGTCTATCGGGAGATGAAAAACATTTGTCGGCGTTGAACCTCTTCTCATTTTTTCACCCCTTATCAAAGGCTTTCGGGCGTTCCGCCAATAGGCCCGTAGAACGTCCGTGAAATCGTATCGTAATACCCCAGCTTGCTATCGGACAGTCTCTTTACTGGAATCAGTTCAAGCCGCCCGTCCACAACGACGCTTCCGATGATGTCCCCCACCATCTTCGACGATGTGGCTGTTGGCGATGTCGTTCCGACGCAAAAGTCGCCGCTCGACTCAAATGTTTTCTCTGTCCATGTGCTGTCAACCTCCATGCCGCTTGAGCCTGTCGGCGTGAGAATGACGCTGTACGTCTTGTTCTGTACGGCTTTGGAGTTGTATGACGCGCCATTGTATCTCAGATATTGTGAGTTTGTCGCCGCGAGATACAGCGAATAGTTGGTAGACGCCGACGCGCCATCATACGCGCCGCAGACGTTACACGCGGGAGAAGACAGGGTACACTTGAACGAAAAGCGCAGTGTGTCTGAGCCTCGCATTTTGAAGCCAGTGATTCGGTAATATGCGTTATTGTTGAATGTCAGGCCATTCAAGCGCTGGTATCCGACAGTCGTGTTCGCCCAGTACATCTCTTCCCTCGTAACGGGAGATATCTCAGGCATTATCTCGCCCAAAAGCCCCGCCCAAATCATCTGAAGACGTGTAACGGGCGCGGATGGGGTAATACTCATCCCGCACAGCGCCGCAAGGTACTCCTCGTCAATGGTAGCGGGAGTCGGGACGTCAATCGTCTCTCCGCACAGAATGGCAAGGTATACCTCTTCTCTCGTGACGGGAGACGGGATTTCAACCTCTTCCCCTGAGAGCTTTGCAAGAAAATACTCTTTATGTGTTACAGGTGTCATGCCTTACTCCTCGCCGCGCCCGCCGCTTTCGCCGCCGCCTGTTTCGTCCAGCCAGCGATATGCAATCTGTCCTGACGCGTTTTAAGGTCGTTCGTCTCACAAAAGCTCTTGTACCGCTTATTAAGCTCCGTGAGCCTCTGTGAGCGCTTTTTGTACTGTGAGAATAGTCCAGCCTTAGTTTCGTCTGAAGCCATTTCCACGGCCTCCTGAAGCGCCTGAACCTCTCTCTTGACTTTCCGTATATTCCTCTCAAGATAGCGCTGGTTTTGTTCAAGCTCGTATTGCTTTCGGTTTTCCTCCGAATCGTAATGCTCAAACGGATTTGTCGTTATCCCCTCGATATACGGAATCATGGAATGACGGCAGTTCGCACCACATAAACCAGTAACAGTGCCGTATCCTGTCGCCTGAACCAAATCAGGATATTTCTCTGTCGGCCCGCCGACGTGAAAGACTTTTCCTTGCCACACGGCGTGTGTAGGTCTCGCACCGAGATGGGACGACGTGAGAACCAAATCTATCCCACTCTCCTCCATCCTTGCCAGCGTTACCTCTGAGGCGCTTTGGGTAATCCCAGTCCGAACCGCCCTTGCCGTCGCCACTTCTATGGTATCGGAATGGCCTGACGGATAAGTTATCCTCACGCCCTCTTTGGCGACTTCTTCTATCGCGTCTCTGACAGCCCCTGAGCGGCCCTGAGCGCCCGTCATGACTTTGGTGTACGCTTTGTCACATAGCTCGATAAAAAGCCTCTGAGACGCGTCTGCGGTCGTCTGTGTGATGTTCACCCATTCGCCCATCGTCCGCTCGTACATGGCTTGGAGTATCCGTATGACTGCGGGCGACTCTTCAAGGGCGCGTGTCGCAATCCCCGCCGCCTCGTATACTGCGGAATCGAACGCAAGGTTTCTCACGCCCGAATCAATAAAGGCTCTTCGGATAACCTCTCTCTGAAGCCCCGCACGATTTGCGATGTCCCGTATGATATCCTCTCTGAGATATCCCGCCTCCATCAAGGTTTCTATCTGCCACTTGTCAGTCGATGTGAGAACGTAATCGTCGCCCCTGTCCAGCCGAATCATGATTCTTCTCACGATATCCTTAACGATGTCCGTGTGAAGCATGGAGGCGACTTCTTCTGCCCCCTCCGTGACTCGTGCAAGGTAATCAGGGGAAAGCATTTACTCTTCCTCCATCTGAGCGAAAAGCTGGTCTTTCGGCTGGGCCTCATCAACCATCTTTTTGGCGTCCTCTTCAGACATTCCCTCAAACTTGTTGAAATACATCCACTTAGGCACAGCCCCAGCGACGACGTACCCCCACCATCTCTGTCGGTCTTCCTCTCGGTTATACGTCAGGTCGCCGAAATCGTATGTCACTTCATACTTACCCACGGGATACCCGTCGTTATCAAGGAATTTATCAAGGGCGTAAATCAGGTCATCAAGGCATTTCTCAAGCTGGTCGCGGATGTCCTTTATAAGCTGAAGCGTCCGCCTGTCCTCGCTCTCAACCTGAGTCGCGGTAACTACACCCGATTTCTGATTGAAGACGAAATACCCGTTAGAGAATCCGCACTTGTAACCGATTTGGGAAAGAAGATTGTTCAGGCCCACCAGCCGCGTGTCGGTGTTCAGCGTCGGGTTTATCTCGTGGTATATATCTTTGTCGCCCATGCCCTCCACGATTTTCACATAATCGGGAAGCCCAGCCGCTGTTTTCCGCGTGTCATAATCGCCCAGCTTAGTCCCTGACGGCATCAGCCTGTCGGAATCAAGAAGAACCGTCCGCTTGCTGTCGAATATCTCTTTGCTGTTGCGGGAATAGGCAACGTCAAGGTCTTCAAGCTCCTGTACGGCATCCGCGAAAATGGGAAGCCCGTAAGGGCTTGACGGCTCGATATTATTGGCATTTGGCATCTTCAGAACGCCGAAAAGCATCCTGTCGATATTGTCCGACTCGACGTCCTCAAGCATCCCAGCCCACGGCGTCGCGTCTATGTCTATTGGGTTTCCTATGCTGTCGGCGCTTTTCGATACATAGCACCTATTGGAAATGGCGTATTTGCCGTCATCCTGAAAGTGATGATACTCAAGGCGATGATAGTATCTCTCGTCGTCGTACTGCGTGTTCAGGAACACACAGCCGCGAATCTTGTTCCCGTCCGTCTCCGTGATGATAAATTCATTCGGCAAGGCGACGTCTATCGAATCTCCGTTCGGTTTCAGGATTGCCATGCCTGACGCGCACCCGTACTCTACCCATCTGCGGATATCCGTGTACGCGTCGTCTATTCTCTTTTGAAGCTCCTCCGCCCTCGCTGAACCGTCGATTTCGATTGTCGTGCCTTGCATAACCAGTCTTGCGACTTCCGTACAGACTGATTTTGCAAAATTGATTGTCTTTACATCCTCAGTCGCCCAGCTTGGATTGCCCGCATATATGTTTTGGCACTCCTCGATAAACGCGTTCGTCTGCGTTTTCGGAATCGGCTTTACGTCAAATTCCTCTTTGGCTTTGCCGTCAAAAAGCATCCTGAACCATCCTTTGATAACTGCAATCAAGTTCATGCGCTGTTACCTCTTGCATTGGAATAGCGCTCCAGCGCGTAACGTGTCGCGTCTATTGTGTGGTTGTTCTCATCGGGATACGCCGAAATGACGTTCCCGTTTTTATCAACCTCAAATTCGTATTCCTTGAATTCCTTGTACGCGTTTGGCGTCCTGTCCTTATCAATTACGATATGCCGTGTCTGTAACCACTTCATGCCGTAAGAGACAGAACCAGCGCCCTTGACAGCGCCTCTCGCGGGAAGCCCCATGTCCCTATAGTCGTTCACGCTCTTCGGCTCTGCGGAATCACAGATAATCTCGTAATCGGTGTAATTGTGTTCCTTTATCCAGTCCGCCGCCTGTTTATTGCTCCAGCGCTTCTCGTACAGTTCGTCAAGGATATATATCGTCTCTCTGTGCTTGTCGTAAGCCACTCTGACGAAAGCCAGCGGGTCGGGATAAAAGCCCCAGTCTTGCCCCTGATATATCCTGTCGAATGTCGAAAGCTCCTCATCGGTAATCGTCCGAAAGTCAAGGAATTCAAATACACTTGTTCCCAGTCCGACAGGCTCTCCAAGATACTCGTGCTTGTAAGCCCGCTCATTGACTTTCTTCAAATGTTCCGCGTCGTCGATGAATTGCTGTCCCAGCCAGTCAACAGGTACATCCGTGTAACAGGATTTGTGTCTGTAACTGTCCGCTCTTTCCTCCTCGACGTATTCGTTCGCCCAGTTGCTCCGTGTAATGGGCGGGTTAAAAGACTTGAATACGACAAACTTATCGCCGCCTCGTAAGACGGATTGCTGTGTCGTTCGTATCTCCTCGATACCCGCGAATTCGTCAAGCTCCTCAAACCATAGGAATTTGAAATAGCCGTGAGCAACCTTTATCGATTTGGTCTTTTTGGCCTTGTCCAGTCCTCTGAACAAAACCCTCTGCCCAGTCGGGAGAAAGATAAAGGACATCGGATTGAGAACGGGCCTCCACAGGTGTCCTACACCCAGCGTACTGATGGCCCACGCGATTTGCTCAAAGACGGATTCCCTCAAGGTCGTTCCGTACTTTCTGAATACAATCGCGTTCGCTTCGGGGTCTTTCATCATCCCCAGTATTATCTCAGCCGAAATGAAAGACGACTTTGTTGAACCTCGCCCTCCGTAAAGGTCGTAATATGTATGTCCCTCTGCTTTTATGTCCTGATGTACAGGATAGAACGACGGCGCGATAACGTCCGTGAGCTTAACTGTCGGGGATATCGTCAAGGATTGTCACCCCCGTGTCCACTCTCTCCGCCGCTCTGTGATATGCGTCAACCTCAAGCCTCAGCTTCTCAAGCTCAAGCTCCGCTCTCTCGCGTGTAAGGTCTTCGGTAATACGTCCGCTCTCTGTGTACTTCTGAAGCGCCTGAAACGCCCTCACATCGCCTTTCATGGCTCTTTTCGCAATAGCGAATATCATTGCCTGTTCAACAGTAATGTTCGCGTTCTTGACCGCTCCAACGCTCTGAATGGCCTCTATCTCTGAAGCTTCTCCATCCTCAAGCGGCATCTTTCGGATGACATCCCATGTCTCTTGCATGGATTTGCGGCCTCTCTTCTTTGCCTTGGAAGCCGCCGCGCCCATCCTCGCTATTTCCCGTTGCTCTTCCGTTGTTCGGTCTGCCAGTGATACAAGGTTTTCCTGTCCAGCCATGAAATGTCACCTCCTTTGTTAGCTTATGCTTACTTATCTGATATTTCAAAAATCGCCAGCACTACAAATTATCGTTTCTTCTTCCTAGCTGGCTCAAAGATGTATCGCAATCCGTACTGACTAGCGTATTTCTTGTATATGTCATCGTAAGGCTTTGTCTCAAGCCTCCGCGCCTCCGCGTCGATTTCTCTCTTCCTCTGCGCCGCAAGCTCATCGTATCTGTCTTTTGTGTCAAGCGCATACTGCCTCGCGGCCTCAAGCCCGTCTCTTTCCCTTATCCTTGTGAATTGCCTTGTTATCTCATTAAGAGCTTTCTGCGTCTTTGAGTTGGCAAGGTTGGCCTGTGCCTGTTTTCTCAGCGTCAATATTGAGCTTTCAGGGATTTCGTCAATCCTGTCTCTG